GTACACCGGAAGAAACCGTACAATAATAGCGGTTCTTTCGAAAAACGAAAGGAGATAATATTTATGAGCCACAAAATTATCAAACCCGAAGGTATTGAATTGATTGAGTACCTGAATAACGGATATGCGATTTGTAATCGGTGTGGAGCCGTCATGAGGCAAACAGAAGATCCGAAGACTGGATGCGGAGTTTATATCTGTCCATCGTGTGGATTAAAGGTGGACGAAGAGGATTACGAGTATGAGTCCGATGAAGAAGTAGAATGGACGGAAGAAATGCTCGATATGGAACAAGGAGATATTCCGCCAGCCGGATGCAGAGCCTGCGGAGGACCATATCCGTATTGCAAAACGTCATGTAAGCTATTTGATGACTAAAAATATTATTGAGAGAAGGTCTATGCTTCGGCATAGGCTTTTTCTTTTTGGAGAATAAATGATGCGATACCATTATGAAAAGCCGAACATCTATTTATCGATGTACGGGAAAGTATATTTTTGTAATCATCCGGTCTATCATTGCTGCACATTGTTTCAAATCGGAGAAAAGGGACTGGCAGTTATCCAGCAGCGATTTGATGGGAAAACGAAGAGTACCTGGTGGGGAGAAGTAGACCCATGGATTACAGATGATTTATATTTACACCCACTTTTTAAGAAATATTTTGATATGCGTTCAGGGATGGCTACGGACGGGCTTTATCCTACTGTAACGATTCGCCAGATTATGTGGGCTTTAAAAATGAAGCCGATTAAGAGGGAACGATGGGAGACTGTTTTTGACAGACGGGATATTTAGTTCGCAAAATTTACATCTTCCTTTATGAAAACAAAGATTTATTTATGAAAGGAGATCACTATGGAAATCCAGAAAACGAATAACATACCTGATGAGGACATTCAAGCATTAAGTTGGTTTGCAAATGCTTGCTACACCAAAGGATGTAGAGATACTTTGATTGGCGTAGGAATAGGTGCAGCTCTAACTATTGTTGGATGTATCGGAGCAGAGGTATATTACACATGGAAGGAAAAGAAAGAATTGAAGAAATCCATAAATGATTTTTGTACGTTTGTTGAAGAGGAGTCCTAGCAAGGGCTCTTTCTTTTTACTTCGCAAAAATCACAGCTCCTTTTATGGAAAACTGATTAAAAGCGAAAGGGGTTTAAGGGTGATGGATGAAATGAAAATCAGCTCAAAATTTACACGGATGTTGCTTTCGAAATTAGCAAAAGGGGTATTACATAAAAAACTGGGATATAACGTGGATATCCAGTTAAACGAGTTGAATGCTTCGATTTCAGACGAGAAAGCGCACGTACATGTAAGTATTGATGCGGATATGAGCAAAGAAGAACTCATGATAATTCTGAAGAAAATCGGTTTAAATTAAGAGGATTGAGCCAGCAATGGCTCTTTCTTTTTACTTCGCAAAATTTACAATTCCTATTATGGAGAAACAGTTAGCTCATTGGTAGAGCGCCACACTTCCGTGGAGGTAATCGGTTCGAGTCCGATACTGGTTCTCTTTTTATTTTTTTATCAATCAAGAAAGGGGGATTTTAAGGAGGTGGTCAGAAATTTGAGTTTGGACGAATTGGCGTTGATTCTATGCGATATGTACGAAATGGACGAATGGTTACCAAATCCGGTATTCGACAAGAAAGAGTTCACTAGGGTGAGCAATACATTGTGGGCGATTGGAGAATTTCGAAATTATGTAGCTGATCATATTTTTTCCCAGACCCAAACGTCCATAAAAAATTTAGAAGCGATGGCTCAATCATTTACAGAAAAAATGGATGACTTTGCTTCTATGAATCAACAGAACAGTTCTATATTTACCACCGCTAAGATGGTTGGAGAAAATATTCAAGATCTGTTATATGCCATGGAATAGGATAAAACGAAAGGAGAACATTATGCAAAAAGTTAAAATCTTGAAAAGAGTCGGGCGTCAATTATATCGCTCATCTCCGACAATTTTAACGGTAGTAGCTTCTATTGGAGTCATTGCAACAACCATTACGGCTGTTCAGGCAACCCCTAAAGCAATAAAACTGTTGAAAGAGGCAGAGCTGGAGAAGGGCGAAAATCTAACTAAATTAGAAATCGTCCGAGTAGCGGGGCCGACTTATATTCCTTCTGTACTGCTGGGAGTTTCAACTATTGCTTGTATCTTTGGAGCGAATGCATTAAATCAAAAGAAACAGGCTTCTTTGATGAGTGCATACGTTATGCTCAATGAATCCTATAAGCAATATCGGAAGTCAGCCAAGACAGTTTACGGAGAGGATGCGGATGATAAAATCCATGCGGAAATGGCGAAAGATGCCATGGTGTCTTCCTACGACTGGGGTTATCAGGTTTACAACATGGACATGGATTCTGAAAGTGAACGGTTGCTTTTCTATGATCTTGCCTCAAAGAAGTATTTTAGAACCACAATGGCAGCGGTGTTAAACGCTCAATATCATGTAAATCGGAATCTTTCCATTAAAGGCGATTGTTCATTAAATGAATACTTGTCATTTTTAGGTGTCGAAGGCATAGACGGAGGCGATGAACTCGGATGGGATATCAGCTATATGGTAGAAGAAATGGATTGCTATTGGTTGGATTTTGATAATTACAAATCAACGTTGGAAGATGGCTTGGAGTGCATCATTATAGACACGATGGCGGTCAACAAATTTGAATGATTCGCAAAAATTACAGACCGTATTATGAAAAGGAGGCTAATGCTTTATGAAAAACAAAAATTTTATCAAAGCCATTGGGATTGCAGTTACGGTGATCGGATTTGGAGTAAGTATTCTTACCGATTGGGTAAACGAAAAGAAAATGGATGAGAAAATTGAAGAAAAGGTAAACGAGGCACTTGCCAAAAAAGATGATGAAAACGAAGAGGAGTCCTAACAAGGGCTCTTTCTTTTTAGTTTGGAGCAAGTGCTGATGAATGATGAGGCTATTCAAAAAATCATGAATTATACGAATATGCATCTGTTTGAACCGGGAGAAAATTGGCCTAAATCAGCCATTATGGAACGTTCGTATGAACGGTGGGCGGTTGACGAGATTCTACTGGCCATTATGGATCATCCGATGACAGAAGCCGATTTAGTGATAGAAGGGTTTATATTGAAAATGGAACTTTTTCTTTACCTGTCGGAAAATCCAGCAAATAACCACATATTTCAAGTTGCAGAAAATACGGCCGAGACACTTCTCGGTCTTATTTTATAACCACAAATTTTATTTTCGAAAGGAGAAACATTATGAAGGCATTAAGAAAGCAGAAAATCGAAACAGCAAACATTCAGGTAGGAGATCAGATGGTCATTCCGCTGGCAGAGCTTGGAGAGTTTACCGCGACCGCTCACAAGGTTACGGACGAGGGCGTCATGTTTATATTTGACGAATATGTTACCTGCCGGCCGATGAATAACTGCTCTACAAAAAAAGGCGGGTTTGAAAAGTCCGATCTGAAGAAGTGGATGGATACAGTTCTGTTTATGGCGTTTCCAGAAGAGTTGCGTGATAAGATTTACGGACTTACTATTCCAACTGTTGGACAGATTGTTGGTCACGAAGACGAATGGGATAACAAGAATCTGGAACCAGATAGCGATGAACAGCTGCCTTTGATGAAAGAGTGCAAGAATCGAATTGCTTGTTTTGAAGATCAGCTTACGTGGGGATGGCTGAGAAATGCTACAAAAGAGGAGTTTTCTTCGGCATATTTCGCTTTTGTGGACAACAGTGGCAATGCGAACTCCGGCGGCGCTTCGAACTCTGGTGGAGTTCGTCCGGAATTCTGGTTGGTTAAGCAGGAATCCAGGGGCCCTGTGCCCCTACGAAAACCGTACACAGGTGACAACAATCTGTGCTATAAAAAAGAAAAATCTAAATGAAAGGTGTGAATCAAAATGGAGGATAAGATTTATAAGATTACTCTGTCCGATGAAACTGTTCTTGATAATTTGAGGTTGAACGGTAATAACTTTATATCTTCATCGGAAATCAATGAGTCCGTTTTTGACGGAAATTGTTCGATCGTAACAATCAACGATGGAGAAAAGGATGAAGTTCACATGAACATGGAACTTGTCCAGATTACCAAGGTCGATGACAAGTATTGGTTTGTCTTGCGGGAGGTTCCAGAAACAGAGTTGGCCTTTGTTAAAATGCAGTCAGATATCGAATATGTTGCCATGATGTCTGAAATCGAACTATAAAAGGAGGAAACAGTTATGGAACATAGCAAGAATTACGACAAGGTAAAACGCTACTACAATTTGGGTATGTGGAATGAAGTACGGGTTCGGAATGCAGTGAAAAAGAACTGGATTACGGAAGAAGAATTCAAAGAGATCACAGACAAGGATTATGCATGAGTGTCCTTGTGAGTGACCGGACTGAATCCAAATTTGAAGCGATTACATATTCCATTGAATTGCATGATATGTTGATTGACCTTATGCAGCGTAGTTTCGGAGTGAAAGATTTGGATCAGCTTGTTCGGGTAAGATATGCTCACGGAAAGGATGCAACAGAAGATTTTTCAAGGTATAGATATTTAATGCTGAATTATAAAAATCGAATTGACCAGTTGGCTTCTATGCTGACTAGCAATGTCCGAGCGGCTAATTCTATCTATCCGACTACGCTGCACGAATATGAGCAAAGAAGAGATTATCAGAATACAGCCATAGTAAACTGCGAGCAGCTTTTGAAAGAGTTGCAACGAATCGTTGAGATATTCGAAGTGGACGTTAATCTCTACAGTCGCTATGTTAAAGCTATCGACCGAGAAATCGGATTGATAAAGAAGTGGCGTCAACGAGATAACCGAATCAAGTCACAGTTAAAAGGGTAATGTCTAATTATGCGTCGTTTCTTCGGCTAATTTCGCTAATGTGAACAACAATGGCAATACGAACTACAACAACGCTTCGAACTCTAATGGAGTTCGTCCGGATTCTCTGCTTAACCAACAGAGAAGGAGACATTGTCCTTTCCGAATGGATAAATAGCAAAGCCGGACGCAATTTACTACGGTAAGTATTGCTATCACGGTGAATGATTTATGAACTATGAGGAGATTATCTGTGACGCCAACAATTTGTATAGAGCTTACAAGGTTTCTGTCAAAACCAGCAAGTGGAAGGAAACAACGCAGAAATTCATGATGAATTTTCTTCGGTATATCTTTTCCATTCAAGACGACCTGATGAATCGGACTCTTCAAAATGGACCGACACAGGAATTCACGCTGTTTGAGAGAGGCCGAGTAAGACCTATTACAAGTATTCAAATTCGGGATCGCATTATTCGGCATGTTTTGTGCGATGAAGTCTTGCTTCCCGAAGTGAAGAAGCATATTATCTATGACAATTGTGCTTCGATTAAAGGAAGAGGTATCTCTCATCAGCGGGACAGGTTCGAAGTTCATCTCCGTAAATACTATCGGTTGTATGGAAATGAAGGATGGATATTGTTCGGAGACTTTTCCAAGTTTTACGATAATATCATTCATGAAATTGCCAAACGGGAATTGTTAAAGCTGTTCGATGATGACGAATTCATTGACTGGTTGCTAACCCAGATTTTTGACGGATTTAAAATCGATGTTTCTTACATGACGGACGAGGAATATGCCACATGTATGTCTGACACTTTCAACAAGTTAGATTATAGGAACATTCCAGAGTCAAAGCTGACAGGCGAAAAGTGGATGGAGAAGTCGGTTAATATTGGAGACCAGCTATCACAAGTCATCGGGATTTATTATCCGTATCGGATTGATAATTACGTCAAATATGTAAGAAGCCAGAAGTTTTATGGAAGATACATGGATGACTGGTATATCATGAATCCGAGTAAAGAAGAACTCTTTGATCTGCTAGATCATATTCATCAAATTGCAGAAGAATATGGAATCCATATCAATAAGAAGAAAACTCGAATTGTGAAGATTTCCAGCACGTACAAATTTCTGCAAATAAAATACAGTTTAACAGATTCCGGAAAGGTAATTAAGCGAATCAATCCGAAGCGGGTTACTACGATGCGCAGAAAGCTCAAGAAACTCGCCGTCAAAGTGAAAAACGAGGAGATAACGTATGAAAATGTAGAGAATATGTTTCGGGGCTGGATGGGAAGCTTTTACAAACTTTTGTCGAAGGAACAAAGAAAAAATTTGATAGGTCTCTATGAAGATTTATTTGAAAAGTCGATTACAATCATCAGCAAAAGGATGATCATAACCGATAAAATCAAATAGTTATGGAGGATACTAAAATGGAACCATGGTTTCAAATGGTGGTGACGATTATGTGTGCAGTCGTCGCCTCTTCTGGTTTTTGGGCGTATATCCAGAAGAAAAGTGAGAAAAAAGATGTGAGGACGCAGATGCTGATTGGTCTTGCTCACGATAGAATTATCTATCTGGGAATGTCCTACATCGAGCGGGGATGGATCACGCAGGACGAATATGAAAATCTGCACGATTATCTCTACAAGCCCTATGAAGAGATGGGCGGAAATGGCTCAGCTAAAAAAGTCATGCAGGAGATCAATAAGTTGCCCATTCACAAATCAACCTATATTCAAGAAAATCAGTAGGAGGAATTAAAATGATGGAACAGATTATGAACTATGTGCAGCCTGAGTTAATCGTTGTGGCGATTGTCCTTTACTTCTGCGGTATGGGGCTGAAGCAGACTCAGGCAATCAAGGACAAGTATATTCCGTTGATCCTCGGTGTCGGCGGCATCGTCCTTTGCGGAATCTGGGTTTTGGCCACTTCTCCATTAGGGAGTGGTCAGGAGATTGCAATGGCTATATTTATCGCAATTGTTCAGGGAATTTTAATGGCCGGTCTCAGTACCTATGTAAATCAGATCATTAAGCAGGCAAATAAAGATGAGTAGCAAGCGGACAGAGCGTGAAACCGTTCTTTTTTTTTATTTCCAAAAGAGAGGATGAGAGAATATGGCTATTAACAAAGTAATCTATGGTGGAGAGACACTGATCGACCTGACCGGCGATACCGTAACCGCTGATAAGATTCTTTCCGGCTTTACCGCCCATGACAAAGGAGGGGAGCCGATCACAGGTACTTGTGAATATGACGTAGATTCTTCTGATGCAACAGCCGCTGTTGCTGAAATTCTTCAGGGAAAGACCGCGTATGTACGAGGTCAGAAACTGACGGGAACCATGAAGAATAACGGAGCTGTGACAGGTACAATTTCTTCAAAGGATGAAGAGTACACCATTCCGCAGGGACATCACGATGGTTCTGGTAAAGTTGGGATTTCGGCAGCAGAAAAAGAGAAAATCATTCCGGATAATATTCGAGAGGGTATTACTCTGCTTGGTGTAGAAGGTTCTATGTCAGGTACGGAAGATGCCAAACCACAGGCAAAGACAGTTACACCTTCTACAAAGGAGCAGACAGT